TTAATGATACTTCAATAAATGGTTTTGCTTTAAGCATAAAATGACTTCGTTTGCATTCGTATAAAGCATCAACGTCTTTAATCATTATACCTTCAAAGCCTTTATCAATTGCCATTTTGTTGTAGTCTGAAAATATTTTTTGTCCTTCTGCTGTGTCTAGATCACATTCTATTTTTTCTACTACAAACATATTATCTGAACTTTCAGGAATAGTTTCTAATAGTTGTTTATGTCTAGCATGACATCCAAATATACCTACACCTCTTTGAAATTCATCTAATGGTAAAATATCAAACAAGGCATACTTGGCATCAGTAGCCTCAACATTATCTTTTCTATGCACTTGTTTCATTAGTGCTTGGAATGAACTGCTAACCATTTCACCATCTAAAACAATTCCACCTTCATATGACTCTTTGCCTAATAAGTTTTCTAATTCTTTTTCAATATGACCAAAGTTAATAAATTGTTTACCATTACGTGAATACATTGTAACCACACCATTATTAATAATTGTAATAACTCTAACTCCATCTAGTTTGTAATCTAAAAACTTTTTACCTACCATTTTCTTTTCATGGTTTGCTGAATCATGTGCTAACATACATTTGAAAACTGGAATTGCATATTCTTTTCTATTTGTTTTTTTAACAACATTGTTAATAGTTTTTTCTGAAACACCACATTTTAGATCTTTTATTAGTATTCTTCTATACCAATAATTCCATTCATCTTTAGTTGATTCGCTCATTGCTTCTAAAATGGCATCTCTGGCGTCATGCCCTGTAAGTTCACGATCTCTTAGTTGAGTTGCAAGACCAACAAATTCAGCAAATGCTAAACCAGGACCATCTTTTTTAGATTGTGGTACCTGTTTGACTCCAAATGTTATCATTGGGTCTAGTGCTAATCTGCAACCTGAAAAAAAGTTTACATTGTTATTAGCAATTTCTTTCATAATAACACCTTCTTTAAACAACCTTGAATTGTTTGATTCTAATTCTTTTATAACATTATGCATTTGTTTTTTCTTTCCTTTTTTGTACAATATATGGCCAAGAACAAATAATCCCCAATTGATATTGTTCTACTTCTTCTTTGTTTAATATACTTGCAGTCATTTCTTGAAATTTTGTTGCATTACCACTTAATACTTTAAACACTAATCTTCTAAAATCTGCTTTAATTTTTTCAACAAGTTCTTTATCACCTGGTTTAGGTTTATATGTTTTAATATAGTCTGCTACCCGTTCTGCTGTTGAGAATGCTTTATTGTAGTCTAGTTCTTTTGGATTCCATTCACCATGAGTAATAGGTAATGGTGTTCCTGATAGAGTAGATTTTTTTAAATGTATTCTAGCCATCTTATCAATTTCATTTTTTCTAACGTATCCATACATATTAATAATTTGATGACTTAATGCAATTATGTCGTCTACTTTGTATAGGGTTGATCCCATATCTGTAGTATTAAATTTTTTTGCCACGTTGCCTCTTTGTCATATATTCATGATGTTCTACTTGTTCACGTTGCTCTATAGCATCATCTATTTTATCTTTAAATGTTTTAAATTTTTTGTATTCTTGTTTGCTTAAACCATTTACCCATTTCTTAACATCTACTTTAGTTTTAAATATAGATCCAAATGGTTTCTTTGAATGATAATTTATTGTCCAAGCATTACTCATAATGGGTAATTTCCTAAAATAGTGAATATGTAAATAGTGGCTAGTATAAACCAACCTGTAAGAATACCGCTACCAAAAATTATAAAAAATTCTTTATTGCTCATCCATTTCCTCCGCTTCTATAACATCTTCGGCATATTGCATACCTAATTCAAATGCTTCTTGCTCTGAACAAAGTTCCATTTGTTCTTCAAGTTCGTGATCTGCTTCTGTCATTGCTGGGTAATAAGGTTTTTCACAATGCTTCATTTCTGAACCAATTTTTTTACCTGTTTCTTTATCATATAAATCTTTTGTTTTATATGTTGGTGCATTTTCAAAAAATACACCGTTTTTAATTACATTACCGTTTCCTAAATCAATAATTGCCATATTATGCTCCGACTTTCATATTATGTAAACTAGCATAAGGATTCGATTTTTCAAATTTGCTAATTGCTTGTTTAATAGTTTTAGCGAAAACTTCTTTAGTCATTAATAAACCAAATGCGTTCTTGTAAGTTGCTATAAATGTTTTGTACATACTCTCTGTTTTCCTTTGTTTATAATACTAATTTAACATCAATACCAAACCTGTCAACCATAGAAAACCGCAGAAAACAGCGATTCTGTAAAATATTAAGTCGTTGATTTTGTTGGATTTTTTAAATTAGTGGATAGATGCGTCGTGTAAGAACAGCATTTTCTCTAAATCTATTGATCTTCTAGGGTCATAAAATGTGTCATTGGAAAACATCCAATCAAATGCTTCTGATTCTGCTTGTTTTCGTGTTCTAAAAACCACATCACTATATTTTAATACTTTTGACTCTGTATTTTTTCTATAGACAAAACCCCACTTTTTGTTCTCTCTGTAGCATACGACATAATCTTCTGGTAGGGGTTTTTTTATTTTTGGCATACAGTAATTATTTAAAAATTAAAGATTTTCTATATGCTTTGATTTTAGTTACAAATGTGTTCCAACTAATATGTTTCATAGCACTTCTTTTTAAATCTTTTGGTATAAAGCCAGAGTCAGGTTTTACTCTATAAAAAGTTACTCCATTGGCACAAGTTAGCATTTCTTTCCAGTCTTCAAAAAAACGATCATATGTAATGTCATCTTCATATACTTTACGATAGTTGTTAGTACTCTTATAGCAGTTATTAGTTAATCCATTAATCCCAGGTTGTAAGTCATGACCTATAAGGTATATTTCATTTGCTCCGTGTTGTACAGCTAAATGTGTTGCTAGTGTTCCTGCATTCCATCGATGATTTTTAGGAATGTTTTTAACTTTTGTTCCCCATTGCTTTGGGTTTCGATATCCAGTCCATACAGGAAATTTATCTGCATATCTATTCGGGTGTTCAGATATTTCTTTTAACATTTCTGGGTCAACTAATACTAAATGATCCATGCGATGATCTCTATAGATAGCATTGCATCCATAAAATTCACCAATCATTCTTAAGTCTTCCCAAAAGCCATCGTACATACGATTAACTTTTTTCCGGCTTTCTCCGTTGCCCCACACAAAGGCAATCTTAGATTCGTTTTTTGAGATCATTTATAATTGCTTCTTTATCCTTTAATATTTTTTGTTGTTGAAATTCTATAATGAATTCACTATATTCATCTAAAGTAATGAAATTAAAATTAGACCATTGTCCCCAATCTTTTGGGATTGTCCATCCATCTGTGTTAACTTGAAAAAAGTTTACATCAGGATAATGTTCAAATATTTTAGCCATTTGATATTCCCAATAGTGGTGTGGAACTGCGTGTCTGTCAGTTGACCAATAATTTTCTGTGTCTTTGTAAATGTTGTTGTGTAATTTTTTTCCTTTGCCAACACCATACAAGTCAAATCCTAGTAAAAATACAGTTTGAGCCTTTCGACCTAACCATCCTCCATGGCTATTAGAAAGTGCTACCAATGTAGCAAACTGACCAGTCCCCCAATGGAATGGGTCATCAATTCTTTCTTGTCCTTCATAAGGTAATTCTGGCACTTCTAAAAATTTATGTTTAGGAAATGATTTAAGCCATTGTGGTCTAGTGTATAATGGGCATGGAACTTTATTGTCTTTGGCTTCTAGTAGTTCATTAATCATCTTACGGTCAGCACATACTAAAAAGTTAGGAGTCATATCACGATATACAGCATTACAGCCTACAGTCATACCTATTAGGTTAGTTGTTTTAATATCAAAGTCTTTGCGACTTTCACCGTTGCCAATTACTGTTGCAATCCTACTTGCCATAACAATAATTATTCTGATCTATGTTCTATGACTTTATCTATAAGACCAAATTCAAGTGCTTCTTGTGAAGTAAAGAACTTATCTCGTTCCATATTCTTTTCAATTATATCTAATGGTTGGCCTGTATGTTTAACATATATTTCATTTAATCGCTTTTTAGTTTTAAGTATTTCCGCGGCATGAATATCTATGTCTGAGGCTTGTCCTGAATATCCACCTGATGGTTGATGTATCATTATTTTTGAATGTGGTAATGCAAATCGTTTACCTTTTGCTCCTGATTGTGCCAACAATGATGCGGCAGAACTTGCCTGTCCTATTATCATAGTTGATACATCAGATTTAACAAATTGCATAGTGTCATATATTGCTAAACCAGATGATACATATCCTCCAGGTGAATTAATATAGAAACTAATATCTTTTTTTGGATTATCTGATTCTAAAAATAATAGTTGTGCAGATACCAACGATGATACTGAGTCATTAATTGGTCCTGTTAAGAATATAATACGTTCTTTAAGTAGTCTACTAAAAATATCATATGAACGTTCACCTTTTGATGTTTGTTCTATGACTATGGGTACTAATGAATTTTGCATAATCTATTTTAACACTTTAAGTAAGATTGTGTCAACGTTGATTCTTCCATTACCTTTGGTTTCGGTGGTTTTAATTGATTCCCAAATGTTACGCATTGCTATTTTTCCATCCGTAGTTAAAAGTTTTGGCAATATAGTTTCTGGTTTTCGTACAGTTTTTGATACACTACTTTGGTTATCATAATCTTTAAGTGTTGTACCTTTAATGATTATTCCATTTGGTCCCATAGCATTATATTGAGATAATTTGCGAGTTTTAATGTTGAATAACCAAAGCATTTTACATTTAGGTATTAAAATAGGATCAATGGATGTTAGTTTATATCTTTCATCTTCATCCTTGTATTGTAATTTTTTTATCATACGTTCTACAGATATAGCTCTTGGTTTTCGTGCTTTACGTTGACTTTGTTTTAATTTTGCCCATCGTTGTATTTGTTCTACTGCTTTATCTTGAATATCTATCATTTGTTTCATTTCTTTGTTAGAATATGAATCATAGCCTTCTTCAATTTCTTTTTCATCTTCAGTACGTTCTTTTTTAGGAATTAATTTTATATGTAATATTTGTTTATATTCCTTGTTAAAGTCTTCGATGTCATCTATTAATCTAGAACAGTATGCTCCAGGTATATCACAATCTTTGCAGTAGTCGTAGATAGTTTGTATTGATAGTTCATGTAATTCATTATCAAATGTAGCATAGTTTATATCTCGAATGTCGATAATATAATCTTGTGTTTGTCTTTGCATTCTTTCTTGAATGTCAACCTTTGGTTTTTGTTTTTTAGGTTCTGGCTCAGGTTCTGATACTGGTTTGAATTTAGGTTCTTCTTTAATTTCAGGTAGTGGGATTTGTTTTGTTTGTTTCTCATTATCGTTTATTTGGTTCTTGAGAAACTCAGGTATGTCCAATAAGTCTTTATCTAATTTCTTTGCCATTTCAATATTTTGTAACATGGCTATATAGTTCAGGCAAAGATTTTTCTATAGATTGAGATCTATATTTGTCGTATAAGGCGGTTATTTCAAAGAATTGTTTCATATGTTTTTTACTATCTTTATGACTGTCTTTGTTCATTAAAATTTTTAAGAGTGTATGTAATTTTTTATATAGTGTCGGTTGCTTTGCTATTTTTAATTTAAAGCATTGTTTAATTTTGTCAACTGCTTGTTGTCTTACTTCGTAAGGTAGTACGTCAATTCTATAATGCATAGGAAAGTCTAACAAGATTGGTGTGACTTCAATGTTTCTTTTTTCACATAATTTATCAAAATATTTTAAATGTTCATAAATGTTAAACACATTGTATATTTGCCAACATGGTGAAACCATCAAGTCTGCTTTGTCATTATTTTCTATAAAATAATTTATATTTTTAGATATCGATGACCATTTAGATGGTGCTCTAATATATTCTTGTACAGCATCTATACCGTCTATAGACATAGTTAAATCTACTTTGCGAAATTTGTCCATTAATTTTACAAATTGTTTTTGTACATTAGTCATATTAGTATTAAATTTAATTTGTATATTTTGTGCGTAATTGTTATTAACAGGATAATCCAAGAAATTATACATAGTTCTTAAAAGAGTTGGCTCACCACCTTTTAAGTATATCCTTCTATTAACTTTTAATAAATCATATAGTTGTTTCATTAGTTCTGTATTATCACCATGGTCAATAATTTCTAAATCATCTGTTTGAAATCTCATCAATTCATGATTTACTTCCCATCCTTCTTTTTGTATTATGCTCCATTGTTCTTTAGCCAGTTCACTACTTAATCCACTAAAGCACATTCTACATTTTAAGTTACATAATGAACTAAAATTTATATCTAATGAAATTGGTGAATCACAAATTTTATTTTTCTCCCAACGGTCTACGGTATCCCAAAATGTTTTTCCTTCTTTCATTCTGACCCAACCTTCGTTTTCTTGTTGTCTTAAACTTGCTGTACCTGATTGTTCTTCTTGATAGCAGGCTGTACATCCAGGAATAGGTCTTCCTTCTAACATCCTTTCTCGTATGTGATTCATTTCTTTTGATTGCCAAAATTCTTTAATTGTTTTATTCTTTACATCAAATTTTTTATCTTTTAAAATTGTATCGGCGTGAGGTGTCCAGTTACAGCAAGGCCAATATTCTCCACGTACAGGCTTGCCTGATGCTGTTATCATCATATGTGTCCATGCGTAAACGCAAAATGATTTGTTATTTGTAATGTCCATTTAAATTAGTTATATTGTAATCTTCACCAGGTAACTTCCTCCATCTGAATTTATGATGCAATTTTTTATTTTTGGATTTGAACCACACCAGTGGATAAACTCTTTTTGTATTTGTCCTTTACCTGTAATGACGTGTAATTTTTTTATGCCTTTGGACCTACAATCATTAACAGCACGGTTGAATTCATTGTATGCATTTTGCACCGTTAACCCGTGTAGGTCCATTGTTCATTATGCAGAAGATTTTGCTTCTTGAATTTCTTTTCTGCGTTCTTTCGTTGCTTTTGCTATTTCTAACAAAGCCTTTCTTGCTCTTGTTCCAGCCGCTTTGACACCTTTTGATGTGAACTTTTCGTTCTCAATCGTATAAGATTCCCAAGCCGCAATTAATTTATCATGTATGTCTGACATAATGTTCTCCTTAATTTCTTATATAAGCAATACTATTATATAATAGTAGTAGTTAATGAGCAATAAATAAATTGACATGGGTAGTATTTTTTTATTAATAAAAGAGTTAGGATTTCCAATTGCAGTAGCATTAGGTGGTGGTTTTTTCATATTTTTTATAATAAAATACATTTTAAGTGGGGTTACGGCTCAAGTAAAAGGTATTCATGGTATTATTATGGGATTAGAGAATAGGATAAAGACTATGAACAATGATATTATTAAAATAGATGCTCAGATGAATGATGCTTTAGGATTAGAACCAGAGACGGATAGGATTGCTAGAGCGGACGGGAAGATTGATGCTCGAAAAGACTAAAGATATGTTAGAGAATAGAAAATATAAAGAAGATAAACCAAAATAAAAATGAGTTTACAGTATTTTATAAATTTAGTAAACGATTTTGGCTTCCCAGTTGTATTAGTTGTGCTGATGGGGTACTTTATCTGGTTTATGTTCAAGTATGTTACTACAGAACTTAAACCTAAACTTGGTGAAGCTCATGGGGAATTAATTAAGTTGCTTGATCGTATTAGAATGCTAGATAATGATCTTATAAGATTAAGAACAAAAATGGATACCGTTAAGCGGCAGAAACAGAAGTAAGTTTTCTATAACAATTTTGTACACCTATTGCTTGTCGCATAGCATCATATAAAGCATGATGACCATTAAGGTCAGGCATATCTGGTTCTGCTAATTCAAATATTGTACGAGTATCACGTATGTTCCAAAATTCCCATGGTACTGCTTGTTCAATACTTCTACAAACATTTTCTATAATAACAACATCAAATATAGATCCATGTGCCCAAACTCTTTCTGTACCCCAACCAAATTTATAAAACTCTTTCATAACAGTTTTTAGGTTGTGTCTATCATTTTCTGCAAATGCTTCGTGGGATATTTTTTCTGATTGGTCACACCACCAACGTAGTGTATTTTCGTCAATTCTTCTACCTAAATCAATATTGCTTTGTAGTTCAACACGTCTATAAAATGTTGGCATTTTACGAGTTGCTTTATTTCTATCATCACCACGTGGATCAAATTTACAGGCTCCTATTGTAAGAATAGCGGCATCTGGTGTAGTTGCCATTGTTTCCAGATCTATCATTAAATGCATACTACTATTATATTGACATACCAAAACTTGTCAATATATAATGTTGTAATGGCAGGCAGTTTTGTCATAGGATATTGGTTTGGTAAATTAAATGTACGAGTACAGAGCAAAAGTAACAAGAGTAATTGATGGCGATACAGTAGACGTAGATGTTGATCTAGGTTTTGATGTTTGGTTAAAAAGTCGTGTAAGATTATATGGTATTGACACACCAGAATCTAGAACACGTAACAAAGAAGAAAAGTATCGAGGCCTTT